TCACAGCAAGTCAGTTGAACCGTAGTGCCGTAGAAGAAATTGAATTTGATCATAGTCATATCTCAGGTGGTATCAGTAAGATTAACACAGCAGATAATGTGTTCGGTATCTTTACTTCTAGGTCTATGCGTGAGCGTGGTCAGTATCAATTGCAGTTGATGAAAACCCGTAGTAGTTCGGGTGTGGGACAAAAGATTGAGTTGGAATTCAATGTAGAAACACTAAGAATTACAGATCCTAATCCTGACGCAAATACTTACAAAGCTCCTCAACCTAGTCCTAATGATCTAATGAATAGGCTTAAGGCTCAGAGTACAGTAGTCTCGGAAACTGTGGATCCAAATACAGGCGAAATTGAGCCTGAAACTAAGAAAGTGGTCGCTGATGTAGGAAGTGCAAAACTCAAGGCCCTATTAAATTCGCTCAAAAAATAACCTAGATACTAGATAAATACTAGATGCAAAAGAAAACCCGTAGCCTATTAGAAGAATTAGAGTCCATTGGCAGTAATCGTGACATGTCACATATTATTGAAAATAGGGCTCATAATATCATTACCAGTGCTATTAATTTACTAGAACTTATTAATAGACATTACGATAAAGATAAGTCTGAGGTTTTAGAAAGAAAACTTTTGAATGCTATAAAAAGCAGAGACCAAAACCGTTTTTCAAAATCATTAAAGAAAACTAAAGAACAAGACGAATAATATGAACTTATCGGAATCTTTATCTAAATTGACAGACAGGCTAAAGGATTTAGATTCTTTAGTCTTTGAGGCAAAGGGTCATTTAGACCATCCTGAGGATTTGGTATTTTTAGGTGGAAGTGACGGTGCTAATCAAGCTGTAGATGCAATTGTAAACACCGTTAAAAATCCCAAAGCAATTACAATTAAATGGGACGGATATCCTGCATTAATATTCGGGCGTGGTTCTGATGGAAAGTTTTCTATCATGGACAAGCATATGTTCAACAAAAAAGACGGGTCCGGTAGAGCAATCTACAGTCCTAGTCAGTTTGTCAAATATGACAGTGATAGGGGAGTAGATAGAAGTCAGTTACATCAACTAATTGGTGAGATATGGTCTGGGTTAGAAAAGTCAACCCCGGGTAAGGGCTACTACTGGGGAGACTTATTGTTTAGTCAACCGTTAAAACCTAGCAATGATGGGTTATATCATTTTAAAGCTAATCCAAACGGTATAGAATACACAGTAGATCCTGATAGTGAAATTGGAAAAGAATTAACAAACAAAACAGCAGGAATTGTAGTTCATCAATATATCCCCGAGGGAGCTATCACAACCGATCAGGCTACTCCATTAAATGGTACTATAGGTAATTTAAAGAACGCAAGTGATGTAGCGATTGTTCCTGCTAAGATGCCCATGACTCCTGATCTTAGAGTAGATCCTAAATTGATTAGAAACGCACAAACTGAGATTACTAAGTATGGCCCTGCTGTAGATAAACTAATGAGTACAGCCCCTCAGGCTGCTAGCGCATTTCAAAACTTGTTCACTACCTACATAAACAAAAAAATAGTTAGTAAAAATTTAAGTAATTTGTATGACGGGTTTATGGAATACTTTGAAAGTAGACCCATGACAGATAATATGCGTACTAAATTGACACAGCATATTGAAGCTAATAAAGAAGGCTTGTTGGGTGCATTTAGAATTTGGATAGCATTATACAACTTAAAAATGGCTGTAGTTCAGCAACTAAACAAAGCCGCTGAATCTGCTCCTGTACAGGGTTACCTACAAGACGGTACTAGAACCCAAGAAGGATTCGTCAGTCAGGGCTTGAAATTTGTAGATAGAATGGGCTTTTCAGCACAAAATTTAGCCGGAAGAACCTAACCAAAACCAACATTTTTTTGTGCCAGGCATAAATACTATCATGCAACAGTAGGTTGCAACTTATTTAAGGAATATTAAAATGGCACAATTTACAAAAGTTAACGGCGACTTTCAACCAGTTATCAACTATGACTCTCCAGCATATACCAACAATGGCTTAAACGCAGTTGTTTCTGGTGCAACAGTTCAACCACAAGGTCCTAAGCTAGAGTTCTTCACTCTAACCAAGGACACAGGTGCATTCAGCACAGCAAACGTTGCTACAATCGTTCAGACTGTTCAGCAATTAGCTACAATCTATATCTATGAGTATACAGACGCTTCTGACGATACATTCGCAATGGCTGTATATCCAGTTGGTGCATGGACAGCAGCAACATTAGATACCGCTGTAACAGCAGCTGGTATTGCAGTAACAGTAGCTGCAAGTGCTACATTCACAAACTAATCTTTTAGTTTGACACAAAAACCCGAGAATTATTCTCGGGTTTTTTTACCTCATAAATATCTTCATGAGCCATAGGATGATTTGCTATACATTATTTGATATTACTCAAACAGGGGTGTCAAATAGGTCCAAACCACCTGAAGATCACATTGAAGAATGGAAGTCAAAAAGAAATTCTCAATGCAACCTAGATACCATCTTGCAGGTAATCTCATTAAGATCACAGCCTGAACAAATATCGGTACCTAAAAAATTTGATTTAAAATTAAACGAAGTTGAATATTTTGGGTTTTTACTATCTGAACAAGAAACAGTTTCTGTACCCTGCTGGACATTTAATTTTTCTGTACAACATCCCAGTGTATTTTATAATGGTATAACTGAATTAGGGGCATTATATAATGATTGTCATGGAGTGCCGATGTTGTTGTCGGGAAACGAATATCCAAAAACTAACAATTTTTTGGATTCAACTCCTGAACTTAGAAACATTTATTTTAGTATTGTAAATGAATAAAAACATAGAAACAAAGGTAACAAATTTTTTCATCCGAGAAATGAACTCGGTTACTGGAGATTTATCCATCTTTAAAAATGAAGATGGAAATTATGAGTTGTTTAACCGATATAAAATAACTAGAATAGATTCTAATCTATTTGAAGTTATCGGATTATATGGAGATTCTAAATCAATCTTTTCAAACCTTAAAAATGCAGTTACCTGGTGCATCTATGAAAAGCGTAAAAAATGGCAGATTTCTAACAGAGTAGCAGAACTGGATGCTAAAATATCCGGACTTGAAGTTTCTATGTCTATTATTAAAAGATTAATAGCAAAAGAAAACAATTTAGATGCAAAGTTTTTGCATATGATAAAGCTTAATGAAGAAAAACTCAAAAGAAAGACTATGCTGGCGGAACTAGAAGGTTACTCAGCAACCGCTAAATTCCATCAGTATAATACTCTTTACTTAAAAGACCAAAAATAAATTCATTAAAGATAAATACATTATAACATTTTGGAAAACCACTATGAAATTAACAGATTTTGATAAAAAAGACTATGCTGCTAAAGCACTTAAAGAAAACTATAAAGTTTCTTTTGATGTGTCAAAAATGACATTACCTGAAGTAAAAATGATGTTGCAAAAGGTAAGAGCTTTGGCAATGGAAGCTAAACAAGACAAAGACTTTTATACAGAAAGTTCAAAGCCTTCATACATGAAATTAGTGTTCATGGAGCAGGCACTTGTTAGTCATCACAATGAACTAATGGCAAGACCACAACCTCGTATCGTTATTGAAAACGAAGAAGTTGAAAAGTCTCAAGTTGTTTTAGCGGCACAAGACATGGTTGACAGCATTCAAAAAATGGTTGAAGATGTCAGTGACATGTTAGTTAAAGAATTGCCTGCTTTAGTTAATAGCATTCAATCTGAAATGGGTGTTAACGAAAGCGAACAATTCAACAATCAAGCCACAGAAGCATTGACTTCTCTACAAACCGCACTTAGCCAATCAAAGGCTTCTATGCAAGGTGCATTGAATACAATCACAGGTCAAGGTGCACAACCTGATGCATTTGCCGCTCCTGATATGGGAGCAGATATGGGATCTGAAGAAGAGGTTGACCTTGATGTGTCCGACGATGAAATGGCAGAATTACCTGAGCCAGACTTAGAGCCTGAAGAGCCAGAAGTTGGTCCAGTCGGAGGCGCTGGTAGAGAAAAGCGTTAATATGCGTATATTTGAATTGGATCAAATTGATCCTAGAGCGACCGCACTAGCTGCGGTCACTGACCAATTAAAATCCGATTTAGATGCCGGTGACATTTCACCTGAAATGTCACTGGAAGAACTATTAAAGTACCTACGCAAGTACGATATTTCATTGAGTAATCAAGATTTATACAATATGATTAAGAGACCACCCTTAAACAAATTGATTTCTAATATCAAGGGTGATCAAGTTATATTTAAAGGGTACGATTTAGGAGTATCTGCACCTGTTGACCAACAAAAGAAAGTTGTTCAACAAATGGCTAAAAGAGCCATTAAGTAACCTTTTTTGTTGCAATCTGTTCATGAAAGCATTACAATTTCCTAATGCTTACTCAAAAATTTAATTACATAGCGATTAACCGCGAAAACATAGATGGCGCCCGTAAATACGCCACACCTGACGGTGAAAAGCTTCCAAGCGTTACTACGATTTTAGATGCAACAAAACCAGAGGAAGCAAAAAAAGCTTTGCGTGAATGGCGTCAACGGGTCGGTGAAAAGCAAGCGCAAGCTATAACTACTGAGGCAGCGGGCCGCGGAACTCGCATGCATAAGTGGATTGAAGATTATATTAAGACAGGTGAACTGGGGACGCCCGGTTCTAATCCATATAGCATTCAAAGTCATCAAATGGCTCAATCTATCATTAATCAAGGACTTGTAAAGTGCAATGAGTTTTGGGGCACAGAAGTATCATTATACTTTCCTAAAATATACGCAGGAACTACCGACTTAGTAGGCGTACATGATGGCAGTCCTGCTATCATGGATCACAAGCAATCTAACAAATTAAAGAAGCGCGAGTGGATTGAGGATTATTTCTTACAATTAGCAGCCTATGCTAATGCACACAACGAAGTACACGGTACTAACATACGCAAAGGTGTTATTTTTATGTGTACAGCAGACAACATTTACCAAGAATTCATTGTTGAGGGTAATGAATTTGATCAATGGACAGATAAGTGGTTTAAACGGGTAGAAGAATATTACATGAAGTTTGTCTAAAGAAATTTGATAAATAAGTGTAATAACCTAAAGATTACACTTATGGCAATTGTACAGATATCAAAAATTCAAGCAAGATCAGGAAACTTAGTTGATTTACCTCAACTTGATGAAGGCGAACTGGGCTGGGCTACGGATGCAAAAAGACTTTTTATTGGTAAAACTACACCCAACGAAAATATTGAAGTACTGACTTCATATTCTAATATAGATTTCAGTCAAATTGAAGGTTCGTACGGTAATCTTAACATTAGCATTAGTAACGCTAATGTTGCAGCGAATAGTGTGGGAGAAGTATTAGCATTTGATGGCAATAATTGGATAAATGCCGGAGGCAATGCAGGTGGGTTAATCAATTTAGGCACCGTTTCAAATGTTAAAATCGGTGGCGGAGCAATCGGTTATGTCCTTGAAACTGACGGCACTGGTAACTTAAGTTGGACACCTAAGGGAACTATTAGAGCTAATATTATTGGCCTAACACCGGATGCAGCCAATTCGTTTGGTATATTGGCAAATGCTGTGATTATGCGTGTTGCTAACACTACACCATATACCAATGGTGCAGCAGTAACTATTTCAGGTGTAAATGGTGTCAGTAATTCATCAATTAACTCAAGTACATTTTATGTGAAGTTGGCAACCGATTTTCCAACTTCAGGAAATACAATACTATTCACAACAAGTGATTTAGTTTCTGCGAATGCTTTTACTTTAGGTTCTCTGACATATACAAATAGTCCAAATGCTATTGCTGTTACTGACCTAAGTGGAGGTGGCGGTGGTGTTGCAGGCGGAGCAAACAGCACCGTTCAATATAATTCTAGTAATATTTCAAGTGGTAGCGCAAACTTTACATATAACTCAGTTACAAATGTTTTAACTTTAACTGGTAATGCTAATGTAGGAAATTTGAATAGTACAAGTTTAGTGACAGCTTCTAGATTTATATCTAATGTGTCTACGGGTACAACACCATTACAAGTATCATCAACCACTCGCGTTCCTAACTTAAATGTAAGCTATTCCAATGTTTCAGATTTTGTCAACATAACAACCTCTACTACAGGAACACAGTATGTGTTGCTTTCAAATGCATTAACAGGAAATGTTTCCGAAAGTGCTAACGCTAATTTAACATTTAATTCTGCAACTGGTAATTTAGGTGCAACATTATTAAATGTTACATCAAACGCTAATGTAGGAAATTTAGGAACTAGTGGATTAATTGTTGCTACCGGTAATATCACTGGTGGAAACCTTGTTACAGCAGGCAATGCTTCTATAACAGGTAACATATCTGCAGGAAACATTTCAGCAACATTATTAACAGGCACATTAGCAACTGCGGCCCAACCAAATATTACATCAGTAGGTACATTAACAGGGTTAGGTGTTAATGGAACAATCACCGCTGCAAACTTTACAGCAAATACAGGTATATTTACAGGCAATGGTTCGGGCTTAACTAATCTTGCAGGTGGAAATATATCTGGACAAGTAGGAAATGCTCTTGTTGCGGGTACAGTATATACCAATGCCCAACCGAATATCACTAGCGTAGGCACATTAACATCATTGGGTGTAAATGGAACAATTACTGCGGTTAATATTACTGCAAATACTGGTGTCTTTACAGGAAACGGTAGCGGATTAAGTCAGCTGGCAGGAGCAAATGTTACCGGCACGGTTGCTAATGCAACATACGCTACTAGTGCAGGTTCAGCAACGACAGCCACATCAGCAACGTCAGCTACATCAGCAACGACTGCAGGCACAGTTACAACAAACGCACAACCAAACATCACAAGCGTAGGTACATTAACTTCTTTAACTGTTGGTAGCAATGGAGCACTAACAACCACGAACCTAACAACAGGATCAAATGTAACTCTTGGTTACATTACCGGAAATTGGACATTAACTTCTGGATCAAGGCTTAATGCAACATACGCTGACTTGGCAGAATACTATGAAGCTGACCAGCACTATGAACCCGGAACAGTTTTAGAGTTCGGCGGAGAGAAAGAAGTAACTGTTGCCGAAGATGCTACGATTCGTGTTGCGGGTGTAGTGTCAACTGATCCTGCATACGCAATGAATACAGGATGTAAAGGTATTGCAGTTGCTATAGCACTTCAAGGTCGTGTTCCGGTAAAAGTTCGTGGCATTGTATCTAAAGGTGATATGATGATTAGCGGTGGTAATGGATATGCTAGACCCTGTAACTCTCCAGTAATGGGGTCAGTTATCGGCAAAGCACTAGAAAACTTTGACGGAATCGAAGGCGTCATTGAAGTTGCTGTCGGAAGATTATAATAGGAAAATAAAATGGCATCAGCAATTTACACAGCAAATGGTACAAGTCAACTAACAGCAGTAGCAACTACTGATAAAGTGCGTATTGCTACAACAACATCAGCAATCGCGGTAGCGGTAGGTAACTCTAGTGTTACTGCTAATCTAACAACAGGTGAGATCATTCCTGCAAACACAGTAGACAACAACTTTTTAGTTGGACAAGGTAATTACATAGCATATATTAACGTAGCCGGTACAGCAGGTGCATTTAGTGTTAGTACATTAGGTATGAATCACGCTAATACCGGCACAGAATAATACCCATTTAAGATAAATATACAATACACTCTCATTCGGAGAGTTTATGCAGTAACCCACTGCGTAGCGGCTAGAACCCGCTAATTTTATAAGGAAAATCAAATGGGACGTCCTCTAAAAATCGCAAAGGCGCAAGCCATATTAACAATCACGGGTACAGATGCAACATCTGAAGAAGTAACGGTTTCACAAAACCTATCAACTTTAGGTGTTATCAAAGGTATGCCGTTCATTCCAGCAAGCACAACAGGTGGTTTAACTGCCAATACAACTTACTGGATTTTAAATGTAACAAGTAATACTACTTTCACTGCATCCGCAACTGAACTAAGTGCTAATCCAACATATACTCCAGTTAATTTGAGTGCAACAAGTGGAACAACAGTATCAACATCAGTTGGTGTAGTTGATGCATATTTTAACAATCCAAACGGTGGCGTTGGTTTCCCAACAACAAACAGCAATACATATAGCGTAGTTGGTGGTAATACAGCTATTATTGGCCCACAAGTATTAGCACAAGTTGCTATCGGTATCAATGGTACAGGTACACTTTATGGTGATACAGCTAATATGAACGTATATGGTTCTGGTACAGATTTTGCCAATACATTATCCGTTGGTTCTGCTGTTCAAGTTGCTTCTGCAAATATTAACGGTGGTACTGACTATACAACAGTTGGTTTCGTTTCTACTAATACCGGATACATCACCGTTGCAGTTGCTAATACAAACGCTACTGGTAATGTAATTGGTACTTCAGGTAATGCACAAACATTGTTTGTTGGTGCTCCAGTAACATTTGATGCAAACACCGGTGGCTTAGTTGCAGGCTCAACATACTTTGTTAAAACTATTGCCAACGCAGCCGCATTTACAGTATCTAATACACAATATGGTCCTGTAAGAGCAGTTACAACTGGTACAACAGCGGCAAATGCTACTATTGACGTTACTGTATTGGCGGCAAATGCTACTGCAAACTTTGAAGGCGCGGCGTTTGTGTATGCAAATGACGAAGCAGGTTACATTGTTCGTCAAAAAGGCAAGCAAAAGTATTTGGTAACAGGTAGTACATCAGGCTTGACAGCACAGTGCTTAATGGCTAACGTTGCAAATACTGCATTAACACCAAATACAATGCGTGTTCTTGCCACCTACGCCAATAGTGCTACACAAACTGTTCAAAGTCTAAGCGATCATACAGGTGAGTTGTTTACAGCTACATCCGGTCCAATCGCAACTGGAAACATTGTATTAGCCAATGCTACACCAGTTTATGTGACATTTAACACAGCCGAAGATGCTAATACATCTAACGCTATGCCATACAACTTAGTTACAATTTCTAATGCATAATCATGACAGCCAAGACTATAGCTATGCCGCACCAAGCACAAACTGATATTGCAGTTCTTCAAGTCCAAGTTCAAAACATCGAAGAAAAAATCGGTGAATTGAAGGAAGACTTGAAGTCCGTGCATGAGTGTTTGGATAGGAATAGTGATGAGATGAAACAAATGATTAAGGAGATGCAAGAAAGCGATTCAAAAGCTCATGCATCTCTTGCATCAAAAGTTTCAGCTTTAGAAAAATGGCGATGGATGATGATGGGGGCCGGTATTGTTATCGGTTCTTTAGGATTTGATGCGATAGCTAAATTGCTACAATGAAAAAGGGGCTTAAGGCCCCTTTTTTGTTAATGACTTTAATTTCTCTTGCACCACATCAAAATTAACTGTACTGAACAATCCAGGATGCAGTGGTTTTGGATACTGATTATCTCCTACCCAGGCATATCCGCAATGTTCGTAATTTAACTCTGGTATAAATTCATTGTCTATTTGGCAGAAGAATGTATGGTAAGTGAATGTGTTATTTACAAACTTTTGTATAGGAATTAATTTAGAATCCGGGGGCCAAAAATTAATTTCTTCAATGCACTCTCTTTCTAATCCCTCAAGAATCATTTCGCCGGCTTCAATTTTTCCGCCAGGAATACCCCAATTAGATGGATTTTTATTATCTGACCTTAGGAGATATAAAAATCTATCTGTTGATTTGGAATAAAAGAAAACGCCTGCTGATTGACTCATACTATGATTTATCTAAATTAAATCACAATAGAATAATCTCCCTGATCATACCAGCCCTCATATGATTTCATCCACATGTTATCGGTATATCTATATTGAATATTGGTTGTAAGGTTAGTAACATACTGAACTGTTGTAGATGCTGACGCATTAAAACTTACAAACCATTTTCCTGTACCAACATTATATTCAATAATGTCATTGGCTTCAGCAATCAAGTCTCCCCAAGCAGTGGTAGTATTATTGTCGCTTCCTATATTTTCAACGATTAGATATCTACGACCCTGTACAGGTCCGGGCAATCCTGCATTAGGTCCCGATACCAATGGATTGATAACACTATCAACTGGATTAAGTGTGTTTTGTGGTAATGTGTCTGGGTCAATATTATAGATTAACAATCTATCATCCATTGGATCTGGTACGATAGTTCCTACAATCTCAGTATCCATGAATGGGTTTTGCAACCAAATTTGACTTATACCGGGTCTTAATGTACCGTATACATTCAATAAACTAGACCAATATAAATTTGTGTTGGGTGCAGGTGGCGCATCCAAGTTAGCATTGCTAGGATAAAATGCTTGATTGGCTGGCAACAACTGTAATGTATTGCCTAACAATAAAACCTTGTAGCCGTACGGCGTAATTTTTTGTCTTGTGCCCAACAATAAATCATCGTCCTGAATGTCTGACATTGCTTTGCCTGCAAAAATACTTGCGATGATTTTCTGAATAACACCCATCTTTTTAAGTTTAGCTGCGGTGCTAATCCAAATAGGCATGTAAAACTTCCATGTCATTACATCAATTGGATTACCTGTGCCCTGTGGTATACTTCTACTGGTGAATGTCAATCCATCTTGGTATACAACACTCAATGATGTCCAATCAATGAAGTTGTCAGTACTTTGAATTTCTAATGACGGGTTAAACAATGCACCAAGTTGTTCAATAAGTTCTAACTTTTGATTATAATTGGTAGTCCAAAAATCTACTGTTATTCTTAGTGTGTATGGTACGGGCATTAATCTTTCAATCGTAAATGCTTGACCCTGCGTAGTTTCATATGCTTGGTTTTCTTGGTTATACGCCCTTTGTCTTACATTTATTCTATCAACAAATGTAGGATCTTGTGTTCTACGCTGGTCATACTCTAATGCTGTTATGTAATAGGTGATTAGTGGTGCACTAGGTAAATTACTTGCACTATTGTTTGCGATAATTGTGCTAGCTTGTCTACTGCTGTCACCGTACATCACGGGTACACGAACCAATATATCATTACCGGCTGGATCTTTACCTTTAGTTACATACCAGTTGCTAAAGATTTTTGCAAATTGAATCAGGAACCTTCGTACCTGATTATCATAAAAGTATTGTGCCATGTTTATGTTCTAGGTGGAATAGGGTCAGGTGTTAACTGAAGTATAGTTGATAATCCCTGTTTCTGCGGTACTATTGCCCCATCAGTCTTAACCGTCACATTACTGTTATTTATGAAGCCTGACAACTGTGATGTATCATTCTGTGTGAAGCCAGTATCTGTTCTTACATTGGTAGAAATTCTGACCCAAAGTTTACCGTCCCAGCGATATAGTATTTGTGGGAAATAGTCAATGCGCAAGAAATAGTCTCCAACTTTTGGATTTTGTGGGAAACTGATTCCTGCACCAGTTGGTTCACCGTTGGGAGCTTGATCGGTTCCATCAAGATAACCCATTGTGTAACCGAATGTTCTAGGACTGCTTCTCGTAATATATTGGAATCTTGGATCGCAGTCTGCACGGAAGTCCATTTGTGGAGTAATTGTTCCAGTAAATCCGGGTTGTGTTGGATCTTGGTCTGCTGTAGCATATGTATTGTCAGCAGTACCATATGGTCCTGTAATTGTACCCAATGATTGTACAGATAGAACTAACTCTCCCTCTAGTGCGCCCGAACCAGTGTCAAGCTTTGTCGGAGCTTTCTCAACAATTTCTAAACTAGTAGTCGCAAATTTATCTAGTATCTCTGCATGATCCATGTCGGCTGTCATGTCCCATATGCTTTGAACAGCTTGTTGAGGAATTCTAATGACAGGACTTGCTTTCTTGAACTTTGGATCTCTAATCATTAATACACTACCAGTAGCCGTTGTTGGGCCACCAGTACCGTCAATGACAACATTGATCGGTGGTGCAGGTTGATTTGTTTTTCCAGATAATTGTGTATTTGTTTCGTATGGACCGTAAGTAGGTACAATATACATTTGACTTCTATCGTAACCTGCTTTGGGCACTAAGCGTTGTGCTTCTTCTAGTTGTGCGTTATTAATTTCAATATTTCTATTGTAAGTAGCAAGAATATCTTTGAGGTTCTCGGCAGTGTCCAATTCCCAATATGTGTCGTTGGGCGGAGCAATACCTATAGGTACTTCAATCTTAGAGATATAATTCTTGTCACCATAACTGATAACATAGCCTGGTGGGTATGTTTTATCCTTATCCCATAAACCAAGATAATTGTCTTGGTTTACTGGTTCTTGTAATATCTGACTAAACTCTTGACTATCAACTAATGGTTCGCATTTAATGCGCCACAAGTGTGGGAACCATGTTTGACTGAAACCTTCACTAGCATAGTTTGCGTCGGTGATTTGCATAAATCTTTTCAACGCTGTGGGAATAGATTCTTTTAAAGGATTGTAATCAAGTAAATGCGGCAATTCAAGAACATCACCAACCATCAATTTACGACCCACAATATCAATCATGTCGTTGTAGTGAACGGTGATGAAAATAATATCGTTGTTTAAGAACAATCCAAACTGGCTTAAATCAAAATCTAGATTTTGAACATTATAATGACCGCGCAATCTATAAATATTAGGATCGTATGTTCTGTCTCTGTTTTCAAGGAACAACAAATCTTGAATATTTGTAGGATCTAGTTTATCATACTGGGGCTGAGTATAGTCTATTGACGCACCTTGATCCGTTGGACCTAGATACTTGTGGATGTATAAATCAGTACCGCCAACAGTCAACTGTTCCGAAATAGTTCTATCTAAGAATCGGTAATCGTTTTGCTTGTTAGGGCGGTATAAGGATAATCTTGGCATATTGTATTTATCGGAATAGGCTTGACAGAAAATGGTTATTGATATATAATCATCGTATAAATGTTAATTTGGAGTCAACATGACTAAGAAATCTAAGAAGGTTATTGATACTACTGGTGTCAGAGCATTGAATCCTCGGGACCCGGACACCAAGTATATGGGTGATGAGCCTTTGTTTGCTCTACAACCCGAGCCTGACTTGCGTAATCATGCCCTTGGTCGCGCACTGAATTGGTATAGTAAGTTCTATGGGCGCAAAGACGCCAAAGACCTACTCATTCAATATTTGGAACTGAGCAATCGCAAAGATGATGCTAAAATCATTAGAAAAGTTGCCGACAATGAACTAATGATGAGTTGGTGCTGGGTCGCACGAATGAAACTTCGTGGTCTGGAATTAACCGAGCATGAAGAAACCACACTAGAAAACGAGATTCAACGGCTAATCAAGGCAGTTCATAAGCCCGAAATCAAAGTCAGTAAAACCAGTGTAACTAAGATTGCTGAGGATAAAGAACCTGTCAACCGTCCCAATGTGCAAGAAATTATGAAGGAAAAGGCACGGGAAGCAGGGGGCGAACTTGAAGGACTCTTTGACGACTTTGTACTATCCGGCGCACCTAGTAAGTTTGCTACTAAAGCACTGGATGAAGTTGCTAAAAAGAATGTATTGCCTCAGCATATCAGTATTCTAACTGATGTTTGGAAAAAGAAACTAAATGAATTTACTGAGTTGCTTGAGGCTAAAGACAAGCAATTGGTTGAGGGATACAGCTACCTAACCAAAACACAAGTTAAAAATATTATCAAATTTATTGAACAGGTAATCGCTGACCTTAATAGCTATATTAGCGTCAAGAAGGCAGCTAAGGCACCTCGGGCCCGTAAGGCAGTTCCTGTTGAAAAGCTAGTCAGTAAGCTTAAGTATCTGAAGGAGTTCAAAGATCCTGCAATGAAATTGGATCTTATTAGTTTGCATCCTGTTAAACTGCATGGTGCTAGTGAATGTTATCTATACGACAGTGCCAAACGCAAGTTAATCTATCTATGTGCGGATGAGTATAGCAAGTCATTTACTGTGAAAGGTACTGCTATTCTTGGGTTTGACTCCGGTAAAAGTCAAGTCAAAACTATTCGCAAACCAGGAGAACAATTAAAAGAATTTCTAAAACTCGGTAAGCCCTCAGGTAGAAAGTTTTTTGCTGACATTAAGGCAGTGGCAACATCATTTAATGGAAGAACGAATGAGAATATGTTAATTCTTAAGGCTTGGTGACAAAATACCAATTCATATGTGCGGATTTTCTTTTGCCTGTAATCATTTTGATAATTTCATTTTTGTTTAATCCATAAACATGTATCATGTCATAACGGGTAGAATTAATAACTTCTCCTGTTATGGCATTTTTCCATACATATAGTGTGGCATCAAATCTTCCGTTTCCGGAACCCCTTTTTCGTTCTCTGATGGCAGGAACCAAAGACGGGTTAGTAACACCGTACTTTTCCAGCATCTTCTTTTTATGATTTTCACTACCAATCATTGACGAATGACCCTTCGGTGTGACGCCTGACCTACCAATACTAATATTCTTTGGATCTGGCCCTCGCCACTCAGCCCATCTCTTATATGATGCTTGACTTTTCTTTTTCTTATCTTGTTCTGATAATGGCTTGTATTTTCTCTTCGGAGATCCATCACCTCCCTCGGTCATGTTTCTCAAAATACCGGTACACAAGTCTTTGCGCCCATACCAGCGAATATACCAACGTTCCATTGCTAATGCCCATAATTCAGTAAGACCATAATGGGTTATGAGAATCTTGTTAGTATCGTGCGGCGGCTTTATTCTATGATTTAGAGACCACGCTCTGCCTTTACTACCCTTTCCGACATAATACGGCGTACCGTCTTCTCTTAGGTAGATATAAACATAATATCCTGAAGGATAATTTCTTTTGCTAAATATCATTGCTGTGATTCCTTTTCAATCATAGAGTAGTTGGGGATTCCCGTCCCGCGAACTACACTTTTATTTAGTCCTTTTCTATTGTTTTTCTGTATAGTTAGTGTATAATTGACTATAGGAGAAACACATGTCCAATAATCAAATTGACCTAACAAAATACACACAATTCGTAGAAGCAGTAACAAGTAATCCAAGTAACCATTTTCATATTTTTCAGCAACGATGTGAAGAATTGAATTCTCAAAATGGCGAAAATGCAACTGGTCCGAGTGTTAATATTCCATTGCTACTAACGGCATGTCTTGGATTAGCCGCAGAGAGCGGAGAGTTTATTGAAATCAATAAGAAAATCTTTTTTCAAGGTAAACCATTGAGTGATGAAAATGTATATCATCTAAAAAGAGAACTCGGAGATATCATTTGGTACTGGATCAATGCTTGCAGGGCACTCGGCTACGATCCTAATGAAGTCATTGCCGAGAATGTCAAGAAGCTTGAAGCACGATATCCGGGCGGACACTTTGACGCATTTTACTCTGAGAACCGAAAAGAGGGAGACCTGTAATTCCTGATAAATAATATATCTGGGATTACTTATGACCGCAAATATCTTAACAACACCTACAAATCTTACAGAAGATGAACTAAAGCAAGCATTGTTTAAAAATCTTGCGTTGCGTTTGGGTGACGGCATAATTGATATTGAATTGGACCCTCAGCACTATGAGGCTGCATTCACATATGCTATCAAACTATATCGTCAAAGAGCACAAAATGCTACAATTGAATCATATACCTTAATGACGGTTATAAAAAATGTAGACACATATACTCTCCCTCAAGAATTTATTAATGTAAGATGCTTATACCGTAGAACAGTGGGCTTGGAAACAGGCCCTAGTTCTACTGCGTTTGATCCATTTTCAAGTGCTATTCTAAACACATATCTATTGAACTATAACTACACAGGCGGCATGGCAACATACGATTTTTACGCCGGCTATGTAGAATTGGCAGCACGAATGTTCGGTGGTTATGTGAACTATACATTCAACCCTGTAACTAAAGTATTAAAAGTAGTACGAGATTTCAAGGGCTCGGGTGAGCGTATTCTTATTTGGGCTGATGTACAAAGACCTGTAATTGAATTATTGCAGGATCCGGGCGCCGGAGTTTGGATCGGGGACTTCACATTAGCAACATTAAAAACTATCATTGGTGAAGCCCGCGAAAAATTCGGCAGTATTGCAGGCCCGGGCGGCGGCACTAGCCTAAATGGTACAGCTATGAAAGCTGAAGGCAAAGCATTACAAGAATCACTAATTGATGACTTACGCAAGTATCAAGATTACAGTCAACCATTAACTTGGATTCAGGGCTAATTGCTTCTTTTCTTTTTTATGCTCCTGTCTTATACTAAGTATTTGACAGGAGTTTTTACATGATTCTAGGGGTTACGGGACTGATTGGAAGTGGTAAGGATACTATTGCAGATTATCTATGCACTTTTCATGGATTTCAGAGATTGAGTTTTGCGGCTAGTTTAAAGGATGCAGTAAGTTCTGTATTTGGCTGGGACCGAGAACTGTTAGAGGGAACTACCAAGTCAAGCCGTGAATGGAGAGAACAAGTAGATCCTTGGTGGGCAGAACGATTAAATATTCCAAATTTAACTCCACGATGGGTACTGCAATACTGGGGCACAGAAGTTTGTAGAAATGGATTTCATACGGATATCTGGGTGGCTAGTGTAGAAAATAAGCTTCGTCAATCTAAAGATAATATTGTTATTACCGATTGTAGATTTGCCAACGAGTTACAAGCTATCAAAAAGGCAGGGGGAATCACTTGTCGGGTAGAAAGGGGTGCGCAACCTGACTGGTATAGTGATGCGATAAATCTAAACAAAGGACCTACTCAGATTGGCTGGGCAATAGCTAAAGACAGACTCAACAAACTGGGTATTCATGCCAGTGAATATTCTAGTGTAGGATTAGATTATGATCATTATGTTGACAACAACGGTACTATAGATTCGTTGCATAATCAAATTAAGTCAATAATCAACTTCTAAATCTCCCCGTTTCCAAGTTACATTTTTCTTTTTAACAACTTCTACGCAGTTAAGGCAAATACTTCTTAGATTATTAAGAGCAATATTTTCTAAGTTACCATCAATATGAAAGACGGTAATTTGACTTGGGAATATACTATGAAAGCCACATAAATCACATGTGGCTTTTTTCTTATATCCACTTTTGATCCAATTCGCTTTTCTGGGTTTTAGTTTGTTCTTTTTTCTACCACACTCATCACAAATGCTACGGTAATGTGTGACCCCATTGCGTATGTAATTTACAGCAGAAAAGTTTTTGTTACACTTACTACAAATAGGTCTAAGAATCGGCATTAAGTATTTATAGACCTTTGAAGGTACGGTAAACCAGTGTTTTCCTAATATTTTTATAAATACTTCTATGCATTTCAAGGTGGTAAACCTCATAATTTTACAATAAAGGAAAAAGAAAATGGCATTAACATCTCCAGGCGTAGAAGTATCAATTATTGATCAAAGTCAATATCTTCCAGCCCCAACTGGCTCTGTTCCATTAGTTGTACTTGCTACAGCACAGAACAAAGCTGATCCAAACGGTATTGGCGTTGCACAAGCAACAACTGCTGCAAACGCCGGAAAATTATTTGAAGTCACAAGTCAGCGTGATTTGACAACCTTATACGGTGTACCTTTCTTCTATACAACGACAAATGGTACCCCTATTCAGGGTTATGAACTCAACGAATATGGTTTATTAGCAGCTTATAGTTTATTAGGTGTAACCAATCGTTGCTATGTTTTACGTGCTGATGTTGACTTAGCAAGTTTAGTCGGTCAAACAGGTCGCCCAGTTGGTGCACCTGACAATGGTACATACTGGTTAGATGCAACAACTTCTACCTGGGGTATTTTTGAATTTGACGAAACAACTGGCCAGTTCACTGAGCAAAGTCCAGTTGTTATTACTGATTCTGTAAATCTTTCAAGTGGAGTACCTCTAGCAAGTATCGGAAGTATTGGTGACTATGCAGTAGTAGCAATTCCTGTAACTACTGTTTCAACAATTGATTCTGAGAAAACTTATTATTATAAAACTACTCAAAATGCTTGGACTCCATTAGGTTCTCCAGAATGGATGAGTGATGTTCCCACAGTAATAAGCACAGCGACTAACCCAACATTAGTGGCTGGAACATTTACGATCACACTTAGTACTGGTACTGTTCTTACTGTAACAATCACTCCAGGTAATACAATAAGTAACGTGGTTACTGCAATAAATAACTTTGGTGTTTCATATGTCAGTGCTGCTGTCCGTAATGGAAGATTGTGTATATTTTCTTCTCAAAACGGTGGTCCAGTTGGTTCTCGCTCAATTCAAATTGCTAGTGGAACTGCCGGGTTGTTAACTGCATTGGGTATCCCTGCAGGAACATATTATCAGCCTTCAGTAGCATATGGTACTTCTGCTCAAATGCCTTTGTGGACAAGCAGTCAAACAACTCCTATGCCAACTGGATCTGTCTGGATTAAAATAGGTAGTGCAGGTGGAGGCTTAAATTCTGTTCTAAGCCAATACAATTCTAGCATTGCTAGCTGGGTTGCAAAAACAGTTACAATGTCAACATCTGATGCAGCAGTTAACCTTGAACTAGATCCTACAGGCGGTCAAGCTATTCCTGCAGGAACAATTTACGGTCAGTACAATTTCGGTACACAACTACCCTCAGTCGGAACTGTTCCTGTTTACTATTGGGAAAGAGTTGCTACAGGACCTACAGTAGTAACTGGAACAAACACAAATCCAAATTTTGACAATGGACCTTATACATTCCTTGTTACTATTAGTGTTCCAAATTCATCTAGCCAGTCTTCATATACTGTTTCATTAGCTGACAATTCTAATGCAACAGATTTTGTTACTGCATGGTATGCTGCAGGTATTCCATTCACAACTGCTGCTGTAACTACTAGTGGTGCGATACAAATCACTCACACCGAGGGCGGATCAATTATAATTGATGACAACGAAAACGGGGTGTCCACTGGGCTATGTTTAGAAGCAGGGTTTGTTGCAGGTACAACCCCCGGTGTTAAATTTGGACCAAATAGTCAGCAAGTATATAATGCAGTCAGTGCCGGCGGTGGCAGTGGTTCAGGATGTACATTGACTGTTGTTAGAAATAACGGTGTTTATAACATACAAGGGACAACATTTGACAATGCAGGATCTGGATATACAGTAGGTGACACACTATACCTAGATGGTTCGGACTTGGGAGGTGTAACTGGAAATTATCCATCTGGCAACAACCTTGAAATTCGTGTTATCACTACATCAGGAGCTCCTACTAACGCGGTAACGTCTGTGGCTATTGTATCTGGTCAGGCAGTTAATAATACCACTGTTCAACTAAGTAACTGGGTAGAGTTTTCATACTTCACACCTAATGAGGGTGCTCCAGTGGCAGAACCTGCTAATAATACAAATTGGTTCTATAGCGTTACTGATGAAGTTGACATCATGGTTAACTACAACGGTAACTGGAGAGGATATAAGAATCAAAACTATGATACCAATGGATTCCCCACACCAACAGGTAGCAATGCAACTGATCCAAATGGTCCAATTGTAAGTGCAACTGCACCTACAAGCCAGAGTGATGGTACTGCACTAGTATACGGTGATCTATGGATTTCTACTGCTGATCTAGAAAATTATCCAGTTATCTATCGTTGGCAATTAGTAGACGGTGCTGATCAGTGGGTGTTACTAAACAACACAGATCAAACAAGCTCGGAAGGTATTGTGTTTGCAGATGCACGTTGGGCAACTAACGGTACAACAAGCGTAACTGATGATCCTATTCCAACAATAGTGTCATTGTTAACAAGTAACTATCTAGATTTAGATGCACCTTCTAGCGCATTGTATCCAACAGGAATGTTATTGTTTAACACACGCCGTTCAGGATATAATGTAAAACAATTCCGTTCAAATTACTTTAATACAACTAACTTCCCAGGAGCATCATTGCCCACTGAGACAAATGCTTGGGTAAGTCAGAGTGGATTACAGAGCAACGGTGCACCATATATGGGTCGTAAGGCTCAACGTGCAATGGTAGTTCAATCATTGAGAAGTGCAATTGATACTAATTTGGCAATCCGTGATGAAGATAATTTCTTCAATCTAATGGCTGCTCCAAATTATCCTGAATTGCAGCCTAACATGATTACTCTTAATAGTGATCGTGGAGAGACTGGCTTCATCATCGGTGACACTCCATTAGGTCTATCTGACAATGCAACTGCAATTCAAAATTGGGCAACCAATGCTGCAGGCGCAACAAGCACAGGTGAAGAAGGTCTTGTAAACCGTAGTTCTTACATGGGATTGTTCTATCCAAGTGGCTTGGCAACTGACCTAAGTGGTAACTTAGTAGCTGTTCCTGCATCACACATGATGCTACGTACTTTCTTACGCAATGACACTGTTGCTTATCCTTGGTTAGCAGCAGCAGGTACACGCCGTGGTATTATTGACAACGCAGCAAATATTGGCTATGTTGACAGAACAACTGGCGAATTCGTAGTCATCAAGACTCGCGTAGGTGTCCGTGATGTTCTATACACAAACTTCATCAACCCATTAGTGTTCTTCACTGGTAACGGTTTGTTGAATTATGGTAACAAGTCTAGCTTCAATAGTCAAAGCGCACTAGATAGATGCAACGTTGCAAGACTAGTTGCATATATCCGCAGACAGTTGACATTAGCAGGAAGACCATTCGTGTTTGAACCTAATGATGCATTGACAAGACAGCAAATCGCTGGTGTTATTGAGTCATTAATGGTTGATCTAGTCGCAAAACGTGGTATCTATGACTATCTAGTAGTTTGTGATGAGTCAAACAACACTCCTGCTAGAATTGATAGAAATGAATTGTGGGTAGATGTTGCAGTTGAGCCTGTCAAGGCTGCTGAATTCATCTATATACCAGTTCGTATCTTGAACACAGGTGAACTAGGCGGAGCATAATAAAAGGGGGCAAGTCCCCCTTTTACTGAGATAAATAATACATAGGAGAACTTAAAAAATGGCAACAGCCTCACAATCATTGTTCAACATGACCGTAGCGTCTGATAACGCTGGTGGAAACCAAGGCTTGTTGATGCCCAAACTACAATATCGTTTTAGAGTTAATTTCTTAAACTTTGGCGTAGATGCAGTTAATGGATTACAGTTAACAAAGCAAGTAGTAGACGTTACTCGTCCTAACCTAACATTTGCTGAAATTACATTGCCTGTATATAACTCAACATTGTATCTAGCAGGTAAGCACACCTGGGCACCAATCACTGTTAATATACGTGATGATGCTTCAGGATCTGTTTCAAAAGCAGTTGGTCAGCAATTACAGAAACAATTAGACTTTGTAGAGCAGGCTTCAGCAGCAACAGGTCAAGATTACAAGTTCCAAACAAACATTGAAATTCTTGACGGTGGCAACGGAGCAAACGCACCAATCGTATTAGAAACATGGGAACTTTATGGTTGCTTCCTACAGGTAGCTAACTATAACACTCTAAATTATGCGACAAGCGATGCAGTAACAGTATCATTAACAATTCGCTATGATAACGCAGTTCAGTCACCATTGACTTCTGGTGTTGGTACATCAGTTGGTCGTATACTTGGCGGCTCAGTCGTAACAGGTATCGGTGGCGGAACCTAATAGGGATTTAAGATCCTAAAAGGATTCTGATGCCAGGCGCAATCAAAACTTTTCTTAAGGACGTTGCCGGAGGATTCTTCGGCAACGATTACCTTAGGGATTACACTCACGCAAGTAAGACATTTAAACCTGGGTTCTATGCAAACGCACCCAAGTTTAAGTTTCTTTTCCATGTCTATTTTGAAATTAATCCAGAAGCACAGCCTAGAACATCACAGACTAATTTTGGATTATTAGTTAAATCTGTTAAGTTACCTAACTTCAGTTTTGATACACATCAATTAAATCAGTACAACAGAAAAAGAATTGTACAAACTAAAATCAAATATGATCCTATAGATATTCAATTTCATGATGATAATGATGATTCTATAGCAAATTTGTGGTACAAGTATTATACATATTATTACAAAGACGGCACAAAGCCTAAAGTAGTTTTTAAAGGCAACAGAGGCGGTGCTCCAGCATCAGATATAGTTGGAGGCGGAAATTCTGCAACTGCTACCTTAGCAAACTATAACGAAAGAACTACCTATTTAGATTCTATAACCGGCGGTGATGATTGGGGTTATATCGGAGAAACAGGCGATCCTACTAAGGGCAAAGCAACATTCTTTAAAAATATTACTATCTTTGGATTTAATCAACATAACTTTTTAGCATACACTTTAATAAATCCAATCATTACACGATTTGGTCATGATACATATGACTACGCCGAAGCCGCCGGTACTATGACTAATAGCATGACATTAGACTATGAAACAGTAGTCTATAACAGAGGAAACATGGACGGTCAAAAATCATCGGACATTGTTACTGGATTTGGTTTAGAGGCAAATTACGATAAGCGTCTAAGTCCGATAGCTACACCTGGTTCTAATTCAAATGTTTTAGGTCCTACTGGATTGATTGCAAGTGCAGGCGGCGCAATTAAAGATATGGCTGAAGGAAATCTTTTAACTGGAATAAGAACTGCCGGTGCAGCATATAACTCTGCAAAAAATATTAATCTAAAAGCCACATTAAGCGCAGAACTCAAACAAGGTATCCAAAATGCCTTGCAAGGAGCCACAAATAATACACGCTCTAAAAACTTTGATATACCTACATATGGAGCTACTGCTTCTACACAAGGTACAGCAGGTACCCCACCTGTTGCTAGATCAGCGCCGCAGGATGTAGGTACTATAAATACTGCAGGTCAACAAAATAATATTAATGGATTAGATTTGGACACAACCAATCCACAAGATAATATTAACGGATTAGACATATGACACAAATTATAGATAATAGAACATCATTAGATCAAACAATAAGAATTTTTGATAGTTTTTATGCTACCAATTTAGTAGTTGGCGCGGCACAATATGATATCGTTTTTGGATATTTTAGAGGTGTTTGTCCAACAAAAAATATAGCAGAAAACTTTACTGCTTTATTTTTCAGAGTTGCCCAAGAAGCTAATGTAGATGTATTAGAACTATTGAACGAAATCAAAGGCTTGAATAATAAATTACAAATGAATAAAGTTTTAGCCTATTATTTAAACAGTTTTAAATCAAAGACATCATTATACGGCGTTGCAAGTATACCCAAGCCTAATCAATTTGCTGCAAGAAATGTGGTTTTATAAATGGCTAAGTGGGCACAAGGCATTTATAACATTAAAAATCCTCAGAAATATGTAGGTAAACATAAGCCTAAATACCGCAGTGGTTGGGAACTTACATTCATGACCTTCTGCGATGGTAATGATAATGTAATATATTGGGCTAGTGAGGCGATGGCTATTCCATATAGGCATCCATTAACAGGTAAACCTACAAATTACATACCTGATTTTTTTGTACTATACAAAAACAAGTACGGAAAACAAATTGCAGAAGTAGTAGAAATAAAGCCCAAAAAACAAAGTATCATAGAAAGTAAAGTAGTAAGTGCAAAGGATAGGGCAGTTATTGCTATAAATCATGCTAAGTGGGCAGCAGCAATGGCATATTGCAAGTCGCAGGGCTATACTTTTCGCGTAATAACTGAAGATGACCTTTTCTACAACGGTAGAAAAAGGTAAATAAATACTTCATGACTAAGAAACTTGAAGAATTGTTTGAATTACCTCAGCCTGAAAAAGAAGCTAACGAGTCTAATTTAGAGAAGGCTGAGTATGATATAACTTCGCAAGAAGCCTACACTAACTTAGAAAAAATAGAAAATGCATTGCCCCAAGTTCGTGGGTTAGAAGCCACTGATACTGAAATGGATGAGCTTACAAGTCTTGCCACTAACAGTTATAAAGACTTAATGGATCTTGGGATGCAAGTGGATAGTCGTTTTAGTGCTGAAATATTCGGTGTTGCCGGAACAATGTTAGGTCATGCTATTACAGCAAAAACAGCTAAAATTAACAAAAAACTTAAAATGATTGAGTTGCAATTAAAGAAAGCAGCATTGGATCAAAAGCAACAGACTAAAGACGAACAAATTGAAGCTACCCCATTGGGAGAGGGTAAATCATTAGATCGTAACGAGTTGCTTAAAGCCCTGCTCAATAAAAACAGTGAATAATGATAAATAATTAATACAGGATTAAAACATGCGAAGCCTTAAACAATACATCGTAGAAAGTGTACATACATATAATTACACTATTAAAATTGCGGGTGAAGTGGATAAGAACTTCTTAGATATGTTTTCCTACAATCTAAAGAAGTTTGATCCTATCAAAATTGATACCCCAAAATCAACTCCTATTCAGAAAGACCCATATGGTTTTCCTAATATGAGTAATGTCCCTGTGACAATTATTAAATGCGAATTTAGATATCCAGCAACAGAGCCAATGATTCAACAAATTGCTCAATTGCTTGGTTATAATGTAAATGCTGTTCGTGTTGTTTCTACAAAGTATGATGACAGTATTAATACTGAACATGATGACTATGTAAATCAAATGAGCCAAGATCCATTACTAACTAAAGAAGAAATGGGAAGTGCACCAGGTGCTAAAGAAGCAAGTGATGCATACGGCAATAGTTATCTAAACAGCATTAAAGATCAAACTAAAGACGACAAAATTGATATACCATATGAAGGTAAGAAAACACCTGATAGTTTTGATCCCTTCAAGCCAGAAACATATATGGCATCAATGGGCAAAGAAAGTCCCATGTCAAAGATTACAAGACCAGCCAAACCACAAACCGGTGCTGCGTTTAACAAATAATAAGGAAATAAGAAAATGGATTTCAAATCAATGTTAAATCAACTTAGCCAGTTAAGTGAAGCAACTAAAGAAACTTCAACTGGTAAAGTACACAAAGCAGAACCAGGTGGTTATGGTCGTAAATTTGACACCGATGAAGAGGGTGATGAGAAAAAAGAAAAGAAGCCCGAAGTAAAGCGTGGTCGTGGTCGTCCTAAAAAGGGTGCCGATAGCGACACCGGCGAAGTAAAAACATACGGCGGTGCTAAAGAACTACAATCATATATGATTGGTAATTTACCAAAAGGTAAACTACCAGGCAAGGCTAGCAAGAAGCATAGCTTGAAAGAGTGGGTTCAAGAGATTGAAGAAAAGTATGTTGCTGAAGCAGAACAAGTTACAATTCAACCAGCCCAACAAAATACACAGGTTATTAAGCAAGGCACAAAGACATTAGGAACTGTAACTAATCCTCAACTAGCTGCACAAATTAAGCAATCTATTGGTAAGGGTGAAATGACCTTAGCAGGTGATCATAAGCTAGGTGAAGGTGATGAAGATTACAGTGCAAAGAAAGCCCGTGCTGGTAAAGATATTGGTAAGCCAGGTAAGCAGTTTGCCAAGATTGCTAAGGCAGCCGGTGAAAAGTACGGTAGCAAAGAGCGTGGTGAAAAAGTAGCTGGCGCCGTTCTTGCTAAATTGCGCGCCAAAACAAATGAAGGTGACATTCCTTCATCTTCAAGTATAGATACTATTGGAGCTGGTCTAGGTGCTGGTCGTAGTCAAACAACATTAGAGGCAGCAAAGCCTGACTTTATAGATTTAGATAAAGATGGTAATAAAAAAGAATCTATGAAGAAAGCAGCAGACGATGCTAAAAAAGACAAAAAGAAAGTAAATGAAAGTATGCATAAGCACACCGCAGCAAGATTATTAGGTAAGCACCATGCTCTAGCTAAAGAAGCATATAATTGCAAATATGAAGACATGGAAGAAGCAAAACAGTATCACGAAGGTTTCAAAGAAGGTCTTGATGAGTGCTACGGTCAACAACCTATCGTTGGTTTAGTAAAAGAAACTCCACCAGCAACAGTTCCTGGAATGGCAAGTCAAGCTATGCCAGCAATGGAAGATGAGATGGAAGAAGGTAACTTGTTTACCGGTAATCTAGCAAAGGCACGCGCTGCAGGTAAGTCAATGGCTGATTTAGATGGCGACGGTGACATGGAAAAGGTAACTGAGTTTGCTTTTGAAAGTTGGGAGAAAGAACTTAATTCACTACTAACTGAAAGTGAAGAAGTTACTGAAGGTATGACTGTTAGCATCAGCAAAGGTCAACAAGGTATGCCAGACTCAGTAAGTGTTTCAGCACAAGACGGTGAAGCAGATGCTTTATTAGGTCTTATTAAGCAAGCTGGTTTAGGTTTGTTCGGTGGTGAAGAATCAAATGGTTATGGTGCTCCACAGGGTGACACACCTCAACACGGTGGTGTAGATGTTGTGGGAGACCATGATGGTATGATGGCTCTAATTAAGAAAGTAACCGGCAGTGAGCCTAGTAACGGTGATTATGCTGATGAAGAAGGATCTGAAGAACACGATCATGAGCATTCCGATGAAGAAACATGTAACGAATGTGGGTATATGGAAAGCAAGTGCGAATGTGACAAAGAAATGGTTGATGAAGTAGAATCTGAAGATCAAATGACATACGAAGTCGCTGAAGATAATGCCCCTGATAGTGATGAAGCAGAAACTGCAGCCGATGAAAATGCAGAAGCTCAGGAAGATGAGGCATTAGCAAAAGCTGACAGCTTAAAAGAGTGGGCTAATCAAACAGGATCAGGACCCGGAAAAGGTACTGATGCTAGCTTTGAGCAAGATATTGAATTCATGACTAAAGTAATTGCAGGCGGTTTGAACAAGCCTAAGTCAACGGGTCAAACAACTATTCCAGTTATTGCTGGTCAAGATACCCGCATGGAAGATCCAATGGCCTGGGCAAGACTTGCTGGCATTAAGAAGTAATACTTTACTTCACAAACATACCCGGCTTAATGTCGGGTATTTTTTTGGGTATAGTGTTTGTATATTAACGATAAATACAAAATAAGGTAAAAAATAAAATGGCTCAACAGTTTATTGATTTTGGTTCATTTCCTGATGATCCAGATGCAGATGCGATTAGAACCGCGTTTCAAAAAACACAGAATAACTTTAATCAACTATTCACACAAGCCTCTTCGGGAAGCGTACAGACTATATCAAGCCCTACAGGTGGAGGCATTGACGTAAGCAGCCCAGCAGGAAATGTAGTTTTAATTGCAAATATTGCATGTGTTCAAGTGCATACTAGCACACTTTCTGTTGGTATAGGTGCCAATGGTCTTACAGATGCAACATTAACATCTTCATCTCAGGTTCTTTGGGTAGATTTACCTATCAACATTTCTAATGTTCAATCTATCAACTTACAACCTACTACAACTTTATTGTCAAATGCGCCTGCAGTAAGAATACAACAAACTTGGAATAGTGCATCAAATACATTCGTTGCTTTCTATACAAATATTACAGATACTAATAGTTCATCCGCCTCAAAACTAATTGATTTACAAGTAAATGCAGCTAGTAAATTTAGTGTTAATAAAGACGGTGACATAACAGCTAACTCAATTAGTATTACAGCATTTAGCACAGGTAATATTAGTGTAGGTAACGGTTCATTCAGTGGTAATCTTTTAGTATCTGGAAATATAACCGGCGGTAATTTAATCACTAGTGGAAATGTGTCTGCAACTGGCAATGTGTCAGGTGCAAACCTCGTTACAACAGGTAACGCTTCTATAACAGGTAATGTATCTGCAGGAAACGTTTCAGCGACATTGTTAACAGGTACATTGACGACTAATGCACAACCTAATATTACTAGTGTTGGCACATTAACATCATTATCAGTTACCGGTAATGCTAACGTCGGTAATATTGGAGCAACATTTGGTGTATTTACTAACGTGTCTGGTAACGGTTCTTCATTAAGTTCAATTACTGGCGCTAACGTAACAGGGCAGGTAGGTAATGCATTAGTTGCAGGTACGGTGTATACTGCGGCGCAGCCCAATATCACATCAGTTGGCACATTAACATCACTAACAGTAACAGGCAACATTGGTGCAGGTAATGTTAATGCTCCTACATTCGGTGATCATAATGGTACGGTTGGTGCAACAACCGCTAATACTGGTGCATTTACTACAATTAGTGCTACTGGACAAATTACTAGCACACTGGCATCAGGTACTGCCCCGTTTGTGGTAACATCAACTACACAAGTTGCTAACTTGAGTGTAGCTACAGCGGGTTCTGCAACAACAGCAGGTACAGTAACAACTAATGCACAACCCAATATTACTAGCGTCGGAACATTAACAAGTCTATCAGTATCAGGTAATATTACTGGAGCAAATTTACAAGGTTCATTGGCTAATGGTAACAGTAATATAAATATACCAAGTGCCAATGGTAATATCAATCTTAGTGCTGTGGGGAATGCTAACATAGTTGTAGTAACTGGCACAGGAGCAAATGTTACAGGTACACTTAATGTTACGGGAAATACCACCGCAGGTAATGTTATTCTAAGCGGAGCAACATCAGGGGTCTCATTGGGTGGTAGCTTTGGAACTAGGGGACAAACACTCAAATCTGATGGTAACAGTAATGCGATTTGGTCTACACAATTTTATTATGGTAACAATCCGCCGAACTTTAGTGATTTAAATTATGGAGACATATTCTTTTACATTGATGCACCAAATAATTTTCAAAGACTATATATGTGGGTTACTGATGGATCAAGTGACTACTTCTATGACTTTTTACCACCAAGCTTTTAAGGATAATTAATTATGCCATTTCCAGTAAGTCCTACAAATAATCAAATCTACAACGATGGTACTTATAATTACCGTTATAATTCTATGTTCAGATCCTGGACTAAGATAGCACAAACGGTTTCTAATATTTCATCTCCTAGTGCCAATGTTGTAACTTCAAATGGCAATGTTACGACAGGAAATGTTGCTGTTAGCCCTGCTAATATTACTGTAGGTAATACTACAGTTGCTAACAATAGTGTAACCGTAGGTAATACGACTGTTAACAATGCTAATGTTACTATTGGTAATACCGTTGTAGCAAATAATTCTGTAACAGTAGGCAATACAACTATTAATAATGCAAACATTACAATAGGCAACACAACTGTTGCTAACAATAATGTTACAGTTGGTACTACGGTTATTGGAAATACTTCAATTTCAACACCTAATATTTCAGCAAACATAACTAGTGGTAATACAAGTATTGTTCCTGTTGCAAACGGTAACGTTGCAATAAGTGTGGCTGGAACTTCTAATGTAGTTGTTGTTTCAAACACCGGTGCTAACATTAGTGGAAATGTAGCAGTAACATCAAATATTTCTGCTGCTAATATTTCTACAGGAAATATTGCTATAACAGGATCCGGTAATATTACCGGTGACTTAAATGTTACTGGTAACTTGACTTCGGGAAATGCAAATTTAGGTAACTTAGCTAAAGCTAACTTCTTTCAAGGTGATGGTAGCTTATTAACTAATGTTTCAGTAGCAGCTGGAAGCTATATTTTAAATGGTACTAGTAATGTATATGTAGATATTAATAGTAATGTAAGGACTAGTGTTGGTGGAAACGCAAATGTATTTGTAGTCACTGGTACCGGTGTTAATGTAGCGGGGACATTAAATGTAACGGGAAATGCTAATGTAGGCAACATAGGTGCTACTACTATTGTTGGAAACTTATCCGGTAATGTTACTACATCAGCACAACCTAGTATCACAAGTTTAGGCACATTAACAGGTTTAACAGTTAGTGGTACAACTAATTTAGGTGCCGTTGGTAATGTGACAATTACAGGTGGCACTGCAAATTATTTTTTGATGACAAACGGATCAGGATCTCTATCATGGAATAATGCAGCAGGAGTTCCCGCGCCCGGGTCTAACACACAAATCTTTTTTAATGACAATGGCAATTATGCTGCTAACTCAGGTTTTACATTTAACAAGACTACTGGTAATGTAAATTTACCAAGTAATTTAGTTGTAAGCAATAATGTTACTGCGACCACTTTTACCGGTGTTTTAACAACAAATGCACAGCCAAATGTTACTAGTGTTGGTACTTTAGTATCTTTAGTTCTTTCTGGAAACATCAATAGCAGCGGAAATATTATTCTAAATGCAGGTTTCGTGAATGCCGCCGGCAATGTAACTGGTGGAAATCTAACTACGGCCGGACAAGTAGTAGCTACCGGAAACATTACTGGTAACTACTTTATAGGAAATGGAAGTCAATTAACTGGTATAGATGCTACTGCAATACAAAACGGAAATGCTAATGTAAGAACTTTCAGTAATAGTAATGTAACTATCAGTGCATCAGGTAACGCTAATATCGTTGTAGTAACAGGCACAGGAGTTAATGTTGCAGGTACATTGAATGTAACCAGTAATGCTAACGTTGGTAATTTAGGAGCTACAGGCGTCGTTGCAACAACATTAGGTGGCACACTAACTACCGCAAGCCAGCCAAACATCACTGGAGTGGGTACACTAACTTCACTAGGCGTTAACGGCACAGTCACCGCAGTAAACTTCACTGCTAATACAGGTGTATTTGCCGGTAGTGGTGCTAACTTAACGACACTAAATGCAAGTAATATTTCAAGTGGTACATTAGCACAAGCAAGGCTTGCTAACGCATCATTAACTGTTAACGGCACAAGTATTACGCTTGGTGGTTCAGGGACTATTACTGCAAACACTACACAAACATTGACATTTGGTAGTTATTTGACTGGTACAAGTTTCAACGGTGGTACTGCAAATACTATCGCAGTAGATGCAACTACAACTAATACAGCAAATAAAGTTGTGGCGCGCGATGCTAATGGAAGTTTCAGTGCTAATATTATCACGGCAACATTGAGTGGTTCAGCCACAAGTGCCGGAAGTGCAACGACAGCAGGAACTGTTACAGCCAATGCTCAGCCAAACATAACTTCAGTAGGTACATTAACAACGCTTAGTGTAAACTCAAATGTAACTACACAGGTATTGATATCAAACGTGGCAACTGGCACTGCTCCAATTTTAGTATCATCAACTACTAAAGTTGCTAACTTAAATGCTGATTTACTAGATGGTTATGATGCAGCCAGTGCAGCAACAGCATCTACTATTGTTTTGCGTAGTGCTGATGCTAGTATTTTTGCTAATCTTTTCTACGGTGCTGGTAATAACTTAAGCAACATTCAAGGTGCTAACGTATCCGGCGCTGTAGCAACAGCAACCACTGCAGGCACAGTAACAACTAATGCACAGCCAAATATTACAAGTGTTGGCAGTTTAACAAGTTTAACGTCTAGTGGGAACATCACCGGTAATAATGTAATTACCGGAAAATATCTAATTAATTCAGTACAAACCGGTATCAGTGCAGCAGGAACAACTCAAGGAACTGCTACATTATTAGGTAATACAATTAATGTTGTTGGTACTGTTATATCTGGCGCAAATGGAGTTGTATTACCAAATGCTATAGCAGGCATGACATTATACATAACAAATTTAAGTGCCAATGCACTTAATGTTTTCCCGAATACAGGGGCACAGATAAATGGTGGAGGCGCAAACACAGCAATATCACATGCAGGTGGCGCAACATTGCATTACATAGCAGCCAGTAACACATTGTGGTACACAGTTGGAGCAACATACGCATAAAGGTGAAATATGATAACATTAGAATTATTAACGGCAATGTGCCCAAAAACAAAAAAAACTATATTAGAAGGTTATGTGGAACCTTTAAATACAGTAGCAGAATATTATGAGATGTTTCAGAATCCGCGCAGAGTTGCAGGATTTTTGGCACAAATAGCACATGAATCAGGTGGATTTACTGCTGTTGTAGAAAATCTTAACTATAGTGCTAAAGGATTGATGACAACATTTAAGAAATATTTTCCCACAGAAGATTTAGCAAAGCAGTATGAAAGAAAACCACAAATGATTGCTAACCGTGTTTATGCAAATCGTATGAAGAACGGCGATGAAGCAAGTGGTGATGGATTTAAGTTCAGAGGTCGCGGGTTAATTCAGTTGACTGGTCGTGATAATTACACACGATTTGCAGAAGCACTAGATATGGATCTTGACAGTACAATTGCTTATTTAGAAACACCCAATGGTGCTGTAGCAAGTGCAGGATGGTTCTGGGATAATAATAAGCTGAACCAGTTCTGCGACAAAGATGATTTCATTACATTGACAAAAAGAATCAATGGTGGCACCATTGGTTTAGCGGATAGACAACATCACTATCATTTGGCATTACAACATTTAGGCGCACATTAAAATGGCAAAGCCAGTTTGGACGACAGATTATAACCTAAGTTCTTATCCAGCCGGAGAAGAAATTAGTATTTCTTTAATTGCAAAATCTATACTACCCGCAACATCAATTGTATCATACACTTTGGCGAATGGTAGTTTACCGGCTGGCACAACTTTAAATATTAATGGATTACTAAGTGGAACTTTATCATATGTATTAAGTACTACAAAATATACATTTACAGTTTTAGCAACAGACAATTTAGGCAATTCTTCAACTAAAACCTTTGTACTAACCACTACATATAATCCAATACAACCTGTATGGGTGTCACCCTCAGGTACTGATTTAGGATCATTTATTACGAACGCACCATTAGAAGTAAGTGTTGTGGCTATTCCTGTATTGCCGGCTACTACGATTTCATACACTTTGATATCAGGAATACTTCCTTCGGGATTATCTTTTACTAATGGTACTATTACAGGTACTCCTACTACCATTAGCCAAGCTGAAACTAACAAATTAGTGGTAAGAGCAACTGATAATTTAGGTAATATCAAAGATAAAACTTTTACTATAACTATTAATGGATCTGCGACACCCAGCTTTACAACTCCCTCTGGTATTTTGTTTAGCACGAACGATAGTGTGTGGATTGAATTTCCGATAGCTTATCTAAATCCTCTAGTAGATAATCCTATTAAAATATCAGTAACACAAGGATTGTTGCCACCAGGGTTAGAAATTAATGATCAGGGCATTATTAGAGGTTACGCACAACCCCCTACAAATAATGTAACTGTACCACAAATAACGACCTCTGCTACGGCTACTTCCGCGAGTGATGTAATTACCTGTGTAAGTACAACTAATTTTTTTGCGGGCAGACCTGTGTATTTTACTGGTGCTACAGCATTTGATAACATAGAAATAGGCACCATCTATTATATTAAGAGTGTCATAGACGCAACTAGTTTTACAATAAGCACAATTCAAAATGGTGCAACATTTAATTTAAACAATGATACTGGATTTATGACTGTTGTATTGCCACCGGTATCTGTTGGGCAACCTACAATTAGAAGTTATGGTTTTAATCTAACTCTAACAAGCCCATTAGGTAACACTACACAATCCTATTCAATTACTGTAGTAAATCAAAATGCTCCTAATGGTCCTAACTTTTTACCGAACACACGCATACCAACAATTTATAATACAAGACCACCTACATACAACTTAAACGATACTGATCCATATTATGGATATTATGTTTTACCTGTTGAGGGAACATATCCTCCTTCAACACCGGCATTTATCGGTACTATAAAAAATGATAATTTCTTTGCATTTAAAATCATAGGACATGATTTTGATGGAACAGGATTGAATTATCTATTCGCTGATTTGCCTTCATTCTTAACAGGTAATTCAGAAACAGGTTGGATAACCGGTACACCTAGTTTAAGCACAGTAAACATAAATAATTTTTCTTTTAGAGTATCTGTAAACAAAATTTCTAACCCATCAATTCAGACACCTTTCTTTATATTTTCCTTTAATGTGTCTAATGAGATTAATGGTGATATTGTATGGGTATCACCAAGTAGCTTAGGAAATATTTTCAATGGATCATTAAGTATCAAATCTGTGGTTGCAGAATCTGATGTAGAATTGCAATATAGAATAATTTCAGGATCATTACCACCCAACTTAGTATTATTAAGTAACGGAGAAATTACCGGGTATACTGCATTTCAGCCAACAGACGAAATTTTACCTATAGGTGCCGAAACAGAATTTACATTTACAGTAGAGGCTTATTCACCCCAATATCCAGTTGTTAAATCAGAAAAAACATTTACTATTACTGTTGTTCAAGAATTTGATCAACCTACAGATACTCTATATATTAAGTGTGCTCCTGATATTCAGGACAGAAATATTTTAGAAAGTTTACTAACAAACTCTGAAATCTTCCCACCCAATGTGCTATATAGACCAAATGACCCTTATTTTGGTTTATCTACAAGTGTGATTTATGAACATGCATACGGTATACATGCTAGTGATGTACAAGAATATATAGCAGCCGTGACTAGAAACCATTATGACCGCAGCATAACATTGGGTGAAATTAAAACAGCTATTGCAAGAGATGAAAATGGTAGAGTAATATACGAAGTTGTATACAGTGAAATTATTGATGACTTAATCAATCCTCGGGGAATAAGTATTCCTGAAGAAATTGCTTGGCCGAGAACCATCAATTTAAATTTAGGACCATGGTATACTAGCATAACAAACATTTATACCAGCTATGTTGAAATTTTAGGTCAACAATTTTACACCAGTTTAACACCCGGTAGCGCAAACACATTGTATCCTAATAGTCTACCGAACATGCGTGACCGTGTTGGTCAAGTACTTGGGCAAGAATTTGACAGCAGAATTTTACCATTATGGATGACTAGTCAACAAGAAAATGGTAGTACTTTAGGCTACACTCCTGCATGGGTAATTTGCTATACTAAGCCTGGATATAGTACTACCGTTAAAACAAATATTGAAACAATGTGGTTGGATCCAATTGGCAATGCTTATCAACTCAATTTGATTAATTTTGCACTTGATAGATTTACTGTAGATAAGTCGTTAACTTACAACTACGATAACTTTGTCACACCGCCAAGTTGGACAGGATTACCTAGTGGAACTCCTGTACCATCACCCATTGATAGCAAAGATTTTTATGTATTGTTCCCCCGTAAAACTATTTTACCCGATCAGACACAATACTAAATATAATACGGAATTAAATTATGAGTACAATTAACACAAACGGAATTGATGTAAATTATCCAGTGCCCGGACAAAATAATAGTTCACAGGGCTTTAGAAATAATTTTGCCGCCATCAAAACAAATTTAGATGCAGCAGGAAATGAAATTTCTGATTTACAGAATAAAGTAGTTCTTAAATCAGCATTGGCTAATGCTGCATTGAATAATGATATGGCCAATACACTGATCAGTAATGCATCCACACGCAGTTTCAGAGCCACAACTTATAATTTGGGAAACAATCTTTCCGGTACAGTTTTAATAGATGCATCATTGGGTGATGTTCAATATGGTACAGTAGCAGAAGATGTAGTAATTCAGTTCGGCGGATGGTCCCCAGTAGCTACTCAAGGTGGCATAAAATTAGAATTAGCAGTTAGCAATGCTAATGCATCAATCACTTTCCCAAGTGAAGTTGTTTGTACAAACAATAACTTTGGTGCTACTACCTTAGAAAATTTCACTAATGCTGCTAATGCAGCCGTGATTACTACTCCATATGGAGTCTCACAATTAAATTATCAACTTAATTCTAATGATTGCGGTGATACAATTGTTATATCCCCGACAAACAGACCTCGTATAACAACTCAGATTCAAAATAGAACTCCTTCCCCAACAGGATTTAAGGGGGATGTAGCTGGAACTGTCGCTGTTGATGCGGACTATTTGTATGTATGCACCGGCACATATGATGCTACCACTACATTAAAGTCCGGAGCAAATACGATTTACGGCAACGTTACCAATCATTTAACAGCTAGTGGAACTGCTAGCTCAATAACAGGAACAGTTTTAACTGTTGGTGGCACAGTAACTGGTACATTCTTAGTAGGAATGTTCTTAACTGGTACTGGTGTCACAGCCGGCACATATATTACATCATTGGGTTCAGGTTCAGGTGGTGCAGGAACATATAACATCAGCACAAGCCAAACAGTAGGTTCAACTACAATCACAGGTACCGCTGATTTAATTCAATTAGATAATACAACTAGTTTAAGTGTCAACGATCCTATTATCTTTACCGGAGATGCATTTACATCTAATGCTTTTGGAAACATTACCCAAAATCAAGTTTATTATGTTAAAACTTTGAATACGCCAGTATCGGGTGTTATTTCTATAAGTGATACTAGAACAGCAGGCGTAGCCGGAAATGTAGTTACTCTAACTAATGAGAATTATCCAAATGCAAACGTTGCTATAACTGCAACTGCGTACAACGGCACAGATATCTGGAAAAGAATTAGCTTAAGTTCTTGGTAATAAATATTTAGGATGCAACATCCTTTTGTACATAGTTTAGACGATAAATCGTTAGAAGAACTTCAAGAAACCATTGGTCAGCTTACGGGTAAATTGACTTTTGCCTATAGGACAGCCAATGGTCCTCTTATTCATCAACTGAATATGGTTTTAGAAAGTTATAAAACTGAGTACAACAAAAAAATGGATGCGTTGATTAAAAAGCAAAACATTCAAACCAAAATCAATATTGAAAAAGACAACAAATGACAGCTTTAGTATCTAAAAAATTCTCTTTTAATTCTGCCATTCATTTTGAAAACACATTTATAATCAATACTTATGATATTGACTTGTTGATGGAAGTATACACTGAAGAAATGGAAGAACAAACAATTAGTTTGGAACGCATTAAATTTATATTTGATGAATGTTTTGAAAATGTGTTGTTTATATCTTTACATGAAGATAAATCTATCATTGAGAATTATATAAAAGCAGGCTTAAAAATATCAACATTGCCTGAGGATCCATACGATCAAGTTGTTGCGTGTGTTCTAATGAAAAAAATTGATAGCATCTGTGAAGATAGATTAAAGGTTAAAAATATTACTATTCTTAGTAAAATTTGCGAAGGGGTAGAATTTCATATCTCAGCAGAAGAAGAATCAGACATATTTTATATGACCGATTCTTGGTGGTTTTCTACGAAACCCATTGTTAGTGATTGGGTAAAGAAAACTACCAAAAAGGAAAAAATTGTCCATTTAAACAAAACAGATGTAGATTGGCATGACATTGGATTGAATTGGCCAGGGAAACCCAAAAAGAATAAAAATCAAGATGTGGTCATACTGAGTTTGGATAAAGAATAGTTGACACCAGTAGTTGGTATGCTTTATAATATCTAAATGCGCCAAGATATTTATGGTCAGAAGATTTATTCTGAAACAGACTTATGCGAATTCTATCTAAAGAATCCTGAAATTTCTTTGTCCAAAGTTTTGGCTGACAAAGAAATTTTGTTTGACGAATCTTTAGATTTGTCAGACATTCCCCAAATTGAACAATACATTCCAACTAACCTGTCTGTTGAGGATTTTGATTTGGCACTACAAAGACAGTGGCTCATGCCCGAACAGTATAAACAATTGGATATAGCCAAATATGTTTTAGATTTGTGTACTACAGAAGTTGAATTGCAACGGGTGGGTCAAGAACTTTTGTTGTATCAAGAACGGGATATGTTTGACCTACTAAGGTATCTTAAATTTTTAGTAGATACGATGCGACAACATAATATTGTTTGGGGAGTAGGACGAGGTAGTAGCGTGGCAAGTTATGTCTTGTATCTCTTGGGAGTACACAAAATCAATTCAATATTCTATGATTTGTCAATTGACGAGTTTTTGAAGTAAATACATTTTTAAGGAGATTATTATGGTTATTCGCAGAACAGCATTGGGTAAACCTTTTGATATGTCGGCACTGGTTACAAAAAATGACAAAACTAGGGCTGTTGGAAATATGAAGGTTAACGCCCGCGGAGACACGATTGATAGTAATGGCAGAATCATTCAGCCCGTTACTTCAAAGGTTAACAAAAACTATTCTAAGACTGTGGGTAATAGAACAGCTAATCCAGTTAGAGCAGTCGCCGATAAAATTCAACCTGAACCAATCCAGGAACAGATTGTGTTAGCTGAACTACCCAAAGAAGAAGAATTAACCCAAGAAGAAATAGAACTTATTGCTGAAATGGAAGATGATTTTGAAGTAGAAGAAATCAAAAAGGCCAGCAATAAAGAGGAAGAGTAATGGAAGATAAAAAGTTAGCCTACGCAGCGCACAAAATCAAAAAGTTGTATCCATTAAATGATACTATCATTGTATCTGATATGACATTTGATGAACGTATTAGTAATGGTGGCATCGTATTGTTAAATGATGATATGAAAAGTTCAGGCATTCGTCCAAGATGGGCAAAGGTATATGCTATTGGACCCGAACAAAAGGACATACAGGTTGGGCAATATATCCTAATCAGTCACGGTCGTTGGACAAGAGGGATTAAAATAGAAGATGACGAGGGTGAAAAAGTTATCCGTAAAGTTGATAACAATGAAGTACTCATGGTGAGTGATGAACCCGTCAATGATCATACAATGAGTGATAAGGTATATTAAAATGGCAACTTGGAAAGTAGAACCAACCTGGAAGAAGTCAGTAGTTGAACGCAACTACTTGACCAAAGATGACAATACTATTATGGTTGAAACAGGTTGGCGCTGGGGTGAATTTTATGTTTACACTGACGATGACAATCCTCCCAAAATTGAAGCAGGGGTAGATATCTATAACTGCGGATATGAAAGCGAACTAATTGAAACTACCGACGGTTGTTGGGAAGACCATGATCTGGATGATTGTGACGAAGAAACACAAGAATGGCTTGAAGAATTCTTTGATGAAGGTAACAGTTGGTTAGACCTTGAATGTGATCATGGCTGGACACAAGATGAATGTGAAATGATCATTGATTGCGATTTAGAAATCACAAGAATCAATGATGATGGCACAGAAGGTGAAAGTTTCACAACAGGCGAACACGAAGAAACTACGGAAATTAGTTCAGTTGAACTAAAGCCCGGCGCAGCTTGGCCTTTTGAGAATGCTACCGAACCTACACAATACGCAGAATTCAAATGTGAAAGTTGCGATTTTGTAACTGATGACATTATGGAGTTAGTTGAGAATCCTGACGAAGATAGTGAGGGTGCTTTTGTATGTCCTAAGTGCGGAGGAAAGGTAGATTTGCAATGAGTTTTTTCAAAAAATGGTTCGCTAAAATGTGTCGTGAGGCATGGGAAGATGCTAATCAACTAGAGAAAGATGTAACACCCAGATTAGCAACTGTATCAGAGCGGTCACTAAGCACTCACGGCATGAATTTTAGTGTTTATCGTGCTGACGGTGGATTCGTTATTGAAACTCGCCAATATGACAGAAAGCGTGATGAAAATAACATGAATCTACATATTATTACTGATGATAAGGACCTTGGTTCTGAAATTGGAAAAATTATTACATATCAAAATTTAAGGAGTTAAACTATGTTTTACACTGAAGCTATTCCAGCATATAGAAATGCTGAACAAATCAATACAGCAATGGCAAGAGTATATCAACACATGAGCCTTGCTGTTCTTGTAAGTATGTTTGTAAGTTATTTTGTTGGAACTACTCCAGCATTGCTAGAATTTTTCTTTACAGGTTGGCTAAAGTGGGTTGTTATTTTTCTACCACTGGTTGCAATCTTTGGTATCTCAGTGGCACTTAACGCTAATCCTCCAAAATCAATAGCACAACTAATGCTATACGGTTTTGCGGCATTAATGGGACTTAGCTTTGCTACAATCTTTGCTGTCTATAAAATGGGTAGCATCTTTACAGCATTCATGGGTGCTGCCGTATTATTTGGAGTCATGAGTTTATATGGGTACTTTACTAAGAGCAACCTTGATAGTCTTGGCAAGTTTATGTTTGTTGGTCTCATTGCCATTATTATTGCATCTATCATTAATATTTT